GTGTTTTCAGACTCTGGGACTATAGTTCCAGACTGCTCACTCAACACCGGCTTATACACGTAGTTCTGAAAATCACTAGACGGTACAAACACTTCAAAGTCGTCCCCCATAGATATAAAGACATTGATTTCAATGTCATTGCTAACAGTGCTATTAGGTGTCGTCAACTCATTGACAACATATAACGCAATAACGCCGTTGCCAGCTCCTTTTGAAGTAAATCTATTAGTGCCATATGCCGTCGTTATTGATTGAAGACCTGGTTTATGATGGTCAAGCAACGTATAATGTTGACCATTACCAATTTCAATCGTAAAGTCCTTAGTGTCGGCAATATCAACAACATGCAAGTAGTTAGTGTTGTACTCATTCGTTGCAATAAAGTCAGGGTCATAAACGACTTTCAATCTCCCTTTGTGGAATGAAGAGCAAACAATTTGGAAGCGGAACTTCATAGATCCTGTCCAATACTCAAAAGGCAAGCAAGCCATAGCACAAGCAGGCAAATGCAAAGCCTTAGGGGTCTCAGTACCTTCTGCCCAAAGGGCGGGATCAATACGGGAGTTCCAAAGAAGTGTTTCAGGTGCTGTTCCTATATTCCAACTGAAGGTTGTGAGATAAGATTCACGACTGGCGATATCACGAATGTTAAGAGGGTCGGTTCCCCCTGATAATCCTGCTATGCGCGGGTCAATGGACAACTCTTGCTTTTCGTCAACTGTCAACTTATGACAATTGTCTGGAACATTTGTAACGGCCAATTGTCCAAAAGTACGTGGGACAAACGGGTCGGGTGCCTTAGTTATAAGTGGGCGAGAATAGCCAAACATCTTAGCAATGTTGCCTACTGCTGATGCCCCCATTTCGGTAGCTAAAGCAAAAGGCGCAATTGAGGGGACCGTCTTTAATAATCCAGCACATTTTGCAATCACACTTGCAGGCTTAGAAATCACGCCACTACGATTTGCTTCGTCGATCTCTCCCATTTGAGGTATCAAAGTGTTTAATGGTTCACGTGATGTAAGAACACTAAACGAAACATCCTCAGCCCAAGCAAAAACACTAATACTAGCTCTATCAGCTGCACCGTTTGCATGTTTAAGATCATTAATTGAACGAATTGTGATTTCACCTAATTCACCCCAACTTTCAGTTGGAATATCTAAATAATTTGCATACCAAAACATAGGCAAAATCATCTCACCCCCACTTGAAGTAGTAGGATCGAGAAACACATGGGGTCGTTGTGATTCTTGGATTAGATCTAGAGGAAAAAGTTCTCGACTCGTTGACAAGGTATCATAGCTGGGGTAAGGTAAGTAAGAAACAAGTGCTCTACCATATTGAAATCCATTTCCATTGATCACAATTTTCAAATGCAATTTGGCTTTTAATAATTTATAGGTGGCTAATCGATTAATAACACGGGGATTTTCAAAATACAAACTCCAAGGGTTTATATTAATATACTTAGATGTACCCGTGCCCCACTCTTCCTCATGAATCTTCAGAGGCCGACTAAAGAAATTGTCGAGTGTCGCATCATCAGAATCTTGCAGCGATCTAGTGGGATCCATCTCGCCCCCTGCATCATATACATAGGGCTGCATCTGATCGGAAAAATCAACGTTTTCTTGAGCAGTAAAGGTCCCCTTCTTTTGAATCGAGGCTTCAGCCACGATTCCCATTTGGGGCCTGTATGACATCTTTTTACAAAACAATTTAAAGAATAATTTACGAAATAATAATAATACACATTTAAATTCACTAGTAAGTCATTTACAATCCCTACAGCCGACTCAAACTGCAGGGTGGTGCGATGATGATGTAGTGGCTAACTACTCTCCTAAATAGGAGTATGGCCTAGCACCATGCCGACATGTATAAAGCCTAATTTCACAAATGCACATGACACAAAACACATGTAAAATCGGTAATCCATATATACACAGTCCGTTTTAACTCTACACTGGAACCCCGATGGACTTCGGAGTGGAGAATTTAACCTTATAACTCTCACGAAAGGTAATCCTGTCCTCGTTGACAGGTTCGGCTTCTTCAGGTCGATATTTCCGTAGCCAATCTTGAACTCGATCTTCATAGCTCCTGTTAAACCCTTGACACAAATGGGTAATTCCGGCTTGGGACGCAACAGTTTGCATCTCTGAGAGACGACGTTCAAATGTCTCTCTCCCGTAGTAAAACCAATCATGGAGAGATGTATCAATATTTTGTGCCGATTGCATCTCTAAGGATAGATCCTTGGATTGTAGATGAGCGTGTAAGCGTTTAAAAATGGAGTCCTCAGAAAGCACACCCACATTTGCCTTTAAATCAGGGTGATAAAAGTTTTTCCGTTTTAAGAAGTCTGCCTCTTCAGCATCCATATATTCAGTAGCTACAGATTCCTTATCAGGCATTGTGAATTTCATATCAAATTTCGACAAAAACTCAGCAAAGGAAATATGATTAAAAAGACTTCTCTCTTCAGATACCGTTCCCTTAACATCATCGCCATATGTTCCAAACGCACAATAATCAGTGAAGGATCCGGGTGGCTCCTTTGGGTACTTGGTATAATAACAACTCCTCAGTAATAGACAGTTAACAATAGAATTAACGATGACTGTCAAATTTTGACCTGAAGGATTCGACCCAAATAGCATCAACAAATCGCCGTTATATGCCATCAAAGGATAGGCAATTTCCGCCACCAACGCTCTCATTAGCTTAATGTCCTCCTTAGAATACTCACATAAGTATTCGGCGACCCAGATTAACACTGAGAAAGCAGCAATCACAAGTTGTGCTGGCATTCTCTGATCATACTTACTATAATCTCCGGCAAGAACATTCTTACTCTTAGAATTCATAAATTCGTTTAACTGTTCCCACTCAGGACCTTCAGCATTCACACCCACTAGACACTCACACATTAATGGATTTAGCTGAATGATACG